TTTTCCTGCTCACAAAAAAGGGAATACAACTATATTTATAGACAATGGCTAATGGTAAAACATACGGTTTAAGTTTCCCCTTCGTAGATTCTTTTGATGGAAAGTATTTGGACTTAACGGATTACGCTGCTGAGGAAATCAGAAGTAATCTAATTCATTTATTATTAACAAGAAAAGGTTCAAGATATTATTTACCAGATTTTGGTACAAGACTTTACGAATATATCTTTGAACCATTAGATGGACCAACATTTAGAAACATTGAATCTGAAATTAGAGATTCGGTGGAAAGGTACATGCCACAACTACAATTGACAAATATTTCAATTACGGCACCTGACACTGAGGCTGCAGGTCAAACAGTAACAACTGCGGGAAACGTCATAAATCCCGAATTAACTATACCAAATCAGAACGTATCTGAATACACCGCAAAAGTAAGAATTGATTATTCTATCAGTAATGATGTTTTCAATTCAAAAGATTTTGTTATTATCAATATTTAACATAAATGGCTCAAAGAAAAATTTCATACACGGTAAGAGATTTCCAAGCAATTCGTCAGGAACTTATCAATTATACGAGAACGTATTATCCAGAATTAATTGATAACTTTAACGATGCTTCCGTGTTCTCAGTATTTTTGGATTTGAACGCGGCGGTTGCCGACAACTTACATTACCATATTGATAGAAGTATTCAAGAAACGGTTCTTCAATATGCACAACAACGTTCATCAATTTATAACATTGCAAGAACTTATGGATTAAAAATCCCTGGTCAAAGACCATCCGTAGCCTTAATTGATTTTTCAATTACGGTTCCTGCTTTTGGTGATAAAGAAGATGAAAGATATTTGGGTATTCTAAGACGTGGTAGTCAGGTTAATGGTGCGGGTCAAGTATTTGAAACATTATATGATGTAAACTTCGCATCACCATTTAACCAAGACGGATTCCCAAACAGATTAAAAATTCCAAACTTTGACCAAAACGGAAACTTGGTTAACTACACGATTACAAAAAGAGAAACAATTGTAAACGGAATTACAAAGGTATTCAAAAGAGTAATAACACCAAACGATGTAAGACCTTTCTTTGAATTTTTCTTACCTGAAAAAAACGTATTGGGTGTAACATCTATTATTCAGAGAGAAGGTACCGCTTATTCCAACGTACCAACAGCTCAGGAATTCTTAAGTCCAAATGGTAGATGGTATGAAGTACCAGCCTTGGCTGAAGATAGAGTGTTTATCGCGGACCCATCAAAACCATCTGATGACCCGGCAATTAAAGTTGGAACATACATTCAAACACAAGATAGATTTATTACAGAATACACACCTGAAGGGTTTATAAAACTTACTTTTGGTGGGGGAACAAATACCGCTGAAGACCAATTAAGACAGTTCACAACTTTGGATGTTCCATTAAAAATTCAAAGATACCAAAATAATTCGATGTCTTTGGGTAATACACCACAAGCAAATACTACAATCTTTATTCAATATAGAATTGGTGGTGGTTTGGCGACAAACTTGGGTGTAAACACAATTACACAAATCGGAGCTGTTGATTTTTCAGTTGTTGGTCCATCAGATATTCTTAACAACCAAGTAATTAATTCATTAACTTGTAATAACGTAACCGCAGCTATTGGTGGGGCTGGTTATCCATCTACTGAAGAAGTTAGAAACTATGTGACATTTAACTTTGCAGCACAAAACAGAGCGGTTACCATTCATGACTATGAAGCGATTATAAGAAACATGCCTGGTGAGTTTGGTGCACCTGCTAAAGTATCTATTACTGAAAATAACAATAAGATTAATGTACAGGTCTTATCATATGATGCTAGTGGTAATTTAACATCAGATGTTTCACAAACATTAAAACAAAATTTGGCAGAATATCTTTCTAATTACAGAATGATTAATGACTACGTAACTATCGGTAGTGCTGAAGCAATTGACTTGGGTGTTGAAGTTTCAGTTGTATTAGATTCAACACAAAACTCGGGTGTTGTCATATCTAATGTTATCGATAGGGTAACAACATTCTTTAGTCCTGCGGTTAGAGGATTAGGTGAAAATATTCTTCTTTCAGAATTAAGTAGAATTATCCAAGCTGAAAATGGTGTTGTCAGTTTGACGGACATTTCAATTTTTGGTAAAGTTGGTGGACAATATAGTTCAGCTCAAACATCGATGCCTTATTCGGACGAAGCAACAAAGAAAATTTCTTTAACTGACAATACAATATTTGCAGAACCAAGTCAAATATACCAAATTAGATTCCCATCTAAAGATATTGTGGTAAGAGTTAAGAATTATCAGACAACTACATTTAGTTGATGATTTATTTTGTCATATCCTTTCTTATTTTTATAGAAAATAGTGCATAAACTATTTATCAATTAAAAGAACAGGATGCCTGAAACAATTAGATTAAAAACACAGGTCGGGGTTGACAGAGAAATTAACGTTCAATTAGACCAAGATTTCGAACAACTTGAAATACTTTCATTAAAGGTAAGGTCAGAAGACGTTTACACAAGAATGTGTGCTGACTACGGTATTGTAGTTGGTCGTGTTGTTGCTAACGGTGGTTATGGTGTTCCAAATGTTAGAGTTTCTGTATTTGTTCCCTTAACTGAGGAAGATGCTCAAAATGAAATTATCGCCACACTTTATCCATATACATCATTCAGTGATGTGAATGAAGATGGGTATAGATATAATTTATTACCTTACAGCCAACAACATAGTGGACACATTCCTACGGGAACATTCCCAACAAGAAATGATGTGTTAACAAATCCAGCCGTCATTGAGGTTTATGATAAGTATTACAAATTTAGTGTAAAAACAAATGGTAGTGGTGACTATATGATTATGGGTGTTCCTGTTGGAACCCACACTTTAGTTATGGATTGTGATTTATCAGACATAGGTCCTTTCTCACAATCACCACAAGATTTGATTCGTATGGGTAGAGCCAACGCCGACCAATTGGACGGTGTCAATTTTAAGTCATCAAGTGATTTATATTCATTACCACAGATTGTTAATATCAATCAGAGTGTTGATGTTAATCCGTTTTGGGGACAACCTGAAATATGTCAAATAAACATTGCTCGTAATGATTTTGATTTAAGAAGTGTCGGTATTAATATTCAACCAACATCAATATTCATGGGTGCTTTGGTTACGGGTATTGATGATGAGGCGATTGAAAAAAATTGTAAGCCGCCAAGAGACATGGGTAACCTTTGTAATCTATCGGTTGGACCTGGTGAAATTATAAGTGTACGACAAACTATTTTTCAAGACAGTCAAGGAAGACCAATTTTAGAACAGGGTACATTACCACAAGGTGGTAAAGTTATTGATGGTGATGGTACTTGGGTTACAGATATCCCAATGAATTTGGACTATGTAACAACCAATGAATTTGGAGAACAAGTTTTTAGTCAAGACCCAAAAGTTGGTATACCAACAAAAGGTAAGTATAGATTTAAAGTCAAATATACCCAACCAACAAATTTTGAGTCACAAGAAATTAGACGAGCGTCTTTCTTAGTTCCAAACATTAAAGAATATGGTTGGGTTAATTCAGATGAAGACCCGGCATACATTGTAAACACCGGTGATACAAACTATCAAAAGTTTATTGGTTCTTATTATTTTGGAACAGATTGGAGTGGTTATACTAATCAAGCAGATGCTATCGCTTGTAAAGATACTTTTTATGAAATGCAGTATAATAAAGTTTATACTGTTGCTCAACATTATGATGAATATAAGAAAGGATTTAATAGGTCCAAATTTATTGGTATTAAAGAAATAACCGACAATTCCTGTGCTAGTGAAAACAATAAGTTTCCGGCAACAGACGGGGTACAAAGTTTTGATTTCTTAGTATTCTTAGTTAATATATTATTACCAATTAACTATTATACAATATTATCATTATTACCTATTGTTCATATATTAGCGTTTATATGGCCATTATTCCAAGTACTAATTACTTTTGTTTATGGTACAATAGCGACCTTGGTATATTATATATGTAAAGCTGTTGATGCGATACCAGGAATATCGCTTGATTGTAAGAAACCACCATCACTTGGTGATATATTTGATTCTTTAAGTAATCCTTTTGTAAAAATATCATTACCAAACATAAGTTACCCTGAATGTCAACTTTGTGATTGTGGTTCTTCTGAAACCGTTCCTGAAGATAGTCAGGCTGCCAAAGATTTAGAAAATGATAATGCTTTGGCCGCGGTTTCACCAAACGCCGATTTCTTTAATGGTGTAAATTGGAATTCAACAAGTAGTGATATCCAACAAACTTTTGCGGGTTTTGGTGTAAACGCAGAAACCAAAAAATTACCAATATATACTGGTATTACATTTATTGACAATTTACCGATATGGGAAACAATAAATAAATTTAATCTTAAATCAAAATATTTTGATTCCGATGCTTATCCAGGTTCAAACAGAATTAAAGTTCAAGTTGAACCAACATTGAATCCCGTAACATTTCACTATGATAACATTATGGCTCTTATTGTTGACCCTGGTATTCAGAACACGTTTACTTCAGGTCAATTATTAAGTTTCCAACAGCCTTCATTGTCTAAAGACCCAAACCCAAAAGCGTCTACTACAGGTACAACAACGGGTATCACTGGTACAACAATACAAGGTAAAACTATAACAATCAATTATGCTGACCCATCAAGTCAATTACCACAAAGTGTTAATTATGTCCTAAGTGGTGCGACAACGGCCGCTACTGAAACATATAAGTTTGCCACGGACATTGAATATTTTCAAGTTATTACAGGAACAACTTATGATGATTTTATTAATGGTAGTTCAAATAGTTTAAGTTCAAGTTTAAAAAATCAAATCACCCAACAAATAAATATTTTTTACAAACAAGGTGTTGACGGTGGTGACACATATGTTGATTATCTAAGTCAATGGATAGGTGGAAGTTTGGGTATCATATTCTTGGTTAGAGGTGTTGACCCCCACAGTGGAAGAAAAAAAATCAAATATGATTTATCAAGAATCTTTGGTTACAATACTTGGGGAAATAAAGTAGTTGAAAGTAATTTCTACTTAAACATACCAGTTCAACCAGGTCTTAAGAATGTAAGACATAATGAATTTATTAATAACACTGACAACCATTCAGGTTATTTATATTTTGATTCATACACTTACACGGCAGGTACAAAATACTCGTCATATACCACAAATTTACAATCGTATTATTCATCTTTGGACCAAACACAAATTAACGTGTTCAAACCAAGTTCAAACGTAAACACATTATTAACATCACCAAAGGTTGTTGTTGGTACATCGGGTGAGTTATTATCAAAACAACTTACACCTAATGGTGTTGGTTATAAAGGTAACGAATACATTGAAGGTGGTTCGTATATTTGGTATAGTAATTATGCAACTGTAACACCTGTTGATGGTAATAACAACAACGGTATGTTACCACAATACTATTATGCACCGACATATTCATTGAATAATATGACAATGTATAGTAGTAGATTGGTTATGAGAAGTGACCGTTTACCTATTGGAACACAACCTGAAACATCAGGTAATAATAGTTTTGCGGGACAAGCCTCGGTTAATCTAACTTATAGTTTAATTACTGACAATGGAAACTCAGCAACTGTATCAAGTGCTTCGGGAGCTGGTGGTATAGACCCAACAGGTAATCCTGATGTTACAACAGGCGCAACTGTTAACAAAGTTATTGAATCATTCTCATGTGCTGGAATGGTTAACTTAAATTGTTATATAAATGAAAATGGTGAGTTCATTGTACTACCAAGTACTAATGATTGTAATACTAACATTGGGGGTCAAGTATTAGTAAACGGATGTTATAGATT